TACCCAATGAACGGCGCTTTAGGCGCCAACGCCAGCATCTCAGCCTCTTGGCTGACCCAATAGTTGTACATGCGCTGGGCGTCTTTGGCGTTCCGAACTAGGCCCGAAATCTCGACTTGGCCCTCGATTTGCCACTCGTTGCCCACCACACGCACGACCGGAATCCACATCCCCGCCCAATCGCGCTCTTCAATGACCTCGTAGCCGTTGGTCTTGATCCATTTCACCTGTTTGCGCTGCACCTTGCGCTGACGCATGGGTTTGAGGCCCATCTGACGCATCTGCTTGTCGTCAGGGTCGCCTTGATAGGTCGTCTGACCGTTGGCGTACAGGTTGAGCGTGCCGTCTTTGGTTTCGTAGTAGAAATACTCAGCGATTCGCACGGTTGTGTCGGTCAGCCATTGCGACATGGCCTGGTCGCCCACGCCTTGCGCCATGATCCCGCTCACAGGCGTTGCGTTCGGGTACAGCCGCTCGTACTCGGTCTTGAGGATGTCCTCGGTAATGAAGCACCATTGCGCGTCCGACCCGCACGGGTCTTGGATCGTCGGGTCCATGTAGACGCTGAAACTGTTCCGAATGCGCCCGATCTTGATGTCTTGGTCAAACGACCGATCGTCGCAGTAGTCCGTCAGGATGCGGATGTACCCCTCACCAAACGTGACTTGGTTGTCGCAGGCGGTGTCGTAAGCGACGTCAGCGTCCGAGATGTACTCAATGTGCCGCACCATGCCATCAAGGATGTCTGCGACCTCGATGTCAGCGTTATCGTCTGCCGGGATCACTTTGCCCGACGGACGGTTTTGTCGCTGCTCGTTGGTCACTTGCCGCACATGCTGTGGGAGCTTATTGATGGTCAGGCACGGGCGCGTGTTGATCGTCTGGCCCTGCACCGAGCCGCGCGTGGACAGCACATCTGCTGGCCATTGGTAATGGTTGTCAGGACTGCCCGCCATGAACCGCAGGTCGTCGAGCTGGTCCTCACGCGAGTCGCTGTAAGCGCTGATTGCCATCCGAAAGCGGCTACGCATCTCAGACAGACGATGCGAGTCGTTACGGTCGTTTTTCGTACCGCCGTCTGCCACCGCCGCAGCGGTGTCCATGCCTGTCGGATCGTATGCCATTTACTTCTTTCTTGCCATAGGTTTGGCGCCGGATTTGCTCGCTGCCGCCCGTTGCGTTGAGTACGCGATCGCCGCCGCTTGCGCAGGCGGCTTGCCCGCCTTCACTTCGGCTGCGATGTTCTTACGGAACGCTGCCTTGCTGGCTGACTTGACGAGTGGCATTATCGCACTCCCATGAACTGACGCAGTTTAGTAACGTATTCTAGCTGTTCCGCAGTAGGCTTTAGCGCCGACGGATCGCCCGACAAAATGCGTGCTGCTACGGTTGCCGCACGATCTTGCGGGTCTTGACTGTATTGCGCAAACGCTGCTTCTTGTTCTGGCGTTAGCTGAAATCTAGGCGCCGGCATTAGCCCGGTGCGCATGTGAACGCGCGCCGCCTCGTTAAGCATAACAGCTTGCTTTTCGCGGTCAGACAATTTGCTGTACGGATTCATAATGATCCGGTTGTCTTCAGCCGCCATTCCCGCCACATGCGGGTTTTTCTTAAAATACTCGTTTTCAGACTCATACGGATCGCGCATGCCGATGCCGTACACGCCTGATCCATATCCTGCTGACGGGCCGCCGGGCATACCTACCTCTTCTTGGCTGTTTTAGCGCTCTCTTTGAACGCTTTGGCGGTCGGTGCGCCGGGTGCGCCAGGCTTGCGCATTTTCTCGCCTGACCCGGCTTTGATGCGCTCTTGTTTGGCGTGAATGTTAGCGTACAGCCCTGGTTTGGTAGCCATGTGCTAATCTTTTTTCATTAACAAGTCTACTTTTTCTACATCGCCCATGTCAATTTTTGACCGAGATTTTTCTTTTGTAATTTGCATTGGCAAGTCATCAACGGTCTTAAATAATTGGCCTCGGCTGCGTATGACCACAGGGATTTGTTCTACTCCATCCATCATTGCTCTTGTGGCACGCGCACGGCCTTCATGCGAAAGCACTTGCGAAGGCTTACTGCCACCAAAAGAAATGTCCAAAAAAGGCAAGTAATCGTCGTTAAACTTTTTAACGTCAAAAAATTTTAGCTCGGCAGCTCTTTTTTGTACGTCAGCCCCGGTGGTTGCCAAAGACAAAAATTTTTCCGGCGGCATATACGTTAATATTCCTTCGGAAGCATTTTGCATTGGCCGGCCGTAATATTTTTGTTCTTTAAGTAAGCGTTCTGCAATAACAGGAACTTTAGTAATTCCTCGCGTTATTCCAACAGGCGCAGCGACCATCGGCATGACACCAATTGCTTGACCTGTTTTGTAAGCTTCTTGCCCAAGAGCGCCGCCGTATTCCGGCGCGGAAAACCCTATCATTCCTCGAATACCACCGCCAACAACAGCCGCAAACGGGTCTCCTAGGTATTTTTGATATGTGTCTAGCAAAGAATTTAGTGGGGACGGCGCCAAATTATTTAATGGCATCTTAAGCTCCCATCCAGCCCGTGTGGCCGGCGTTGCGGTCGTAGACGGTGCGCCGCTCGGGTCGGGCGCTGGCTTGGCGCGAGGCCACGGGGAACGCGAAGGTGACGGCAATAGCGTCGGCTGCGTCGGGTGACGCCAGCCCTCTCGCCTTCATGTCTTTCTTGGACTCCAAGAAGATCGTCCCAGAAGAGTCAGGTTTAGTCTTCGGCCCCGTCAGGTCAGCCTTCAACTGCCGATCTGGCGCAATCGCCGCCGTGCGCAGCCAGTCACGCATCGCGCCCCACAGCTCCGCACGCTTATTGCCCCACATGATCGTATTCTTGGCTTTCCAGCCGAAGTTTACGCCCCTCACCTTATAGCGCTGCTCGGTCAGCCTGTCAAGTATGCCGTAGCCCAGACCCCCCTCGTCGATCACCGTCAGCGTGGGCTTATACTCCTCGATCGCGTCGATCACATGCCCAACTGTTGTCATGGTGTCATCGCCCCGGTAACGCTTTAGCGCGATGATGTCGCGCCCTTGGCGCACCGCAATGACCGTCGAGTCCGCGCCCGACCGCGCCGGGTCGATCCCGATCACGATCGGTGCCGTCTCGTCCTTCAACCGCTGCCGCTTGAACGCCTCGTCCACCAGGTGCGGGCTGATGAACTGGTCCTCGCCCGTCGCCGGGAACTCCCCATACACCTCGATGCGCGCCTGCGGGCTGTCCTCGCCGTACTCAGCAATGATCTGCTCGTAGATCTGCTTGTCGGTGTCCTCGACCTCGCGCGCGTCAATGTTTTGCGTCGTCCAAAAGTCGCGTTTGCTGTTGAAGCACTCGAAGAAGTAGCCTTGGTTGCGCCGAGGATTGCTAAACGCCGCCCAGAACCGATGAGGCGTGTTTTCGGTGAAGAACCCTTGCGCAACGTCCCAGATCGCGTCCGGTATGCCCGACGCCTCGTCAAACACCAGAAACACCCCGTCCGAGTTGTGCAGACCGGCGTAAGCGTCCGGGTTTTCTTCCGACCACAGGCGCCCCTCAATCGCCCAGTACCGCGTGCCTTTCTTGAGATCCCGCTCGACCAGCTCCGCGATCCACTTGGCCGGGGCCACCTTGGTCGCGCTGATCTCGAACCAATGACTGTTAATCGTCATCGCCAGCCACTTAGTGATCTCGGCCCAGGTGATCGACCGGAGCTGCGCCTCACTATTAGCCGACACGATCGTCGTTGACCCGATCCGGGTGCTAAGCATCCATAGCACCAACCAACTCACCAGCGCCGACTTCCCGATCCCGCGCCCTGACGCCACCGCCAGCCGGAAGACGTCATAGTTGACCTTGCCGTTGTTTTGCCGGATATGCTCGGTGATGCTCCGCAGGATCTTGCGCTGCCACTTGCGCGGGCCGTGATACCGCTCCAACGGCGTCCCCCGTTGCCCCCACGGGAACGCAAACAGCACCCACGCCTCGGGGTCGTCGCGTAGCTTTGGCGCCCACATGCGCGCCATAAGTAGCTGTTCGTCAGGCGCGCTGTATATCGGCTGTTGCAAGTCTAGGCTCCAGTCGTTCGCTCATTTGTACGTCGATGACGCGCTGCTCAGCTTGCTCAAGCGCGCCGATGATGCTGATTTGTTGCGCTACGTCTACTTGGATGTGTTGAGTCGCAACCCAGGCAAACCGATGCTTCAAGATCATCTCGGCCGCTTTGGTGTCGCCTGACTTGGCGGCGTTCATCATGATGGTGGCCAACTCTTGCTCACCATCAGCGCGGCCCTTTTGCGCCGCCATCTCGGCGATGGGGTCCATCTGACACAACCGCCGGTACTCCTCAGGCAATAGCCCGGACGCTAACGCCAATGCGTCCCCCTTGAGTCCTATCTTGGCAGCGTCATAGATGCGCTGCAAGCGCGCCTCTGTCGCCGTGATCGTGCGCGTCGTGAGCGGTAACGACTGGAATGTCATAGCCGGCCTGCAACAGATTGTTGAGTGGCACTTAGTATATCAAAAAATAAAA